TATCAGCGAGGCGTTCTGACCGGCAGCAGCAACTCGCCAGCCGACATGAATGTTTTTGCCAACGAAATTTGGTTCAAGTCTTACGTTGCAACTTTGTTCCTTTCGGCGCTGCTGACGCTGAACGAAATACCGGCTAACATTTCCGGTAAAGGAACAATGACAAGCATTATTCAAACCGCTGTCAATCAGGCGCTTGCCAATGGTGTTATCAGCGTAGTCGGCACTGCAAACCCGCTTACGCCAACGCAAATTCAGGCAATTGGGCAACTGACTAATAGCGCCAACGCATGGCAACAGGTGCAGACAATCGGTTACTGGTTTATGGTCTATTTCACTAGCTCGGTTACAAGCGATGGACGGACTGAATACCAAGGCAACTATACGCTTGTTTACACCAAAAACAATGCTATTCGTAAGGTAATCGGCACGCATAACCTGATTTAAGGCTGTGCGTAACTCTGTGGGCAATGCCCGTAAGCTACTGATTTAACGGCGCTTTTAAGGTGGATTAAGATGCAAAATGTCTCGGCTTTTGGCTTTGCGGTCAATTTCATCGCCAGCAACACGTTCCCGGCAGGGTTCACAGTTACCGCGTTCGCGGACGACGCGGACCCTATGGACGTGCCAGAAATTGCGGTAAACAATTCTGCAATGGGCGTAAACGGCGATCTTATTATTTGGTCAAAAGCCAACGAATTGAAGCCGAAATTTGCAGTCATCGACGGATCGGTTGACGATATCAATTTGCAGATTTTGCTTGAAGCAAATCGCGTCGGCAAAGGCAAGTCGTCAGCGCAAGATGTGATTACTGCAACTTGCTTGTATCCGAACGGGACAACTACAACGTTCAGTCAAGGCGCAATTATGATGGGCACGCCAACGTCAAGTGTTTCCAGTGCCGGACGCATCAAAACGAAATCCTATGAATTTGCGTTCGAGAATAAGACAGGTTCAGGCGTGTAATGGCCGATTTGCTTGAACCAAAAGACGAAGAATTTTTGACGCTGAAAGGCGAAACAAAAACTTACGTCTTATCGAAATTTCCAGCCGTAGCCGGTAGGGAAATTGTGGCAGGTTATCCAACGTCAGCAATTCCAAAAGTTGCTGACTACAAAGATAACGAAGCAATCATGCTTAAGCTAATGTGCTACGTGGCGGTGAAACACCCCAACGGCACATTACTGCGCTTGGTTACTTCAGAGTTGGTCAATAATCATGTGCCCGATTACGAAACTTTGCTTAAAATCGAAATCGCCATGATGAAATACAACACAAGTTTTTTCGGACAAGGGGAAGTCTCAACTTTCTTAGGCGCATTCGTCAAGAAAGTCCTAGTATCGGCTTCCCCAACGTTGACAACTTTCTCGGAGCGATTGTTGGAAGTGGTAAGGCAACGTGGCGCGAATTACGAGACGACTACACACTAGAAGAAGCTTTCAATATATTTGAAGTCATTGCAGTGCAGCGTTACAACGAATATTTGACAGTCGAATATCACCGGAAAAAGTAAGGGCAAATCGTGAGTATTCTTGACACATTCACGATACTTTTTGAAAACAAAGGCGGCGCTGAAACCAAAAAAACGCAAGATGCAGTTACAGACAGCGCCAAGAAAACCGGTCATGCTGTAGAAGAAGCTGGTAAAAAAGGCGAAAAAGCAGCCCATAAAATTACAGAAGGCAACAATAAACTAGCAGAGAGTTTTGATAAGGTTAAAGAGCATGCGGACGAAATGGCTGAAAGGCTTATCGAACATGCTTTAGAAGTTGCCGCCGCATTCAAGGCTTTGTTTGCAGTTGAAAAGCTAGTTGATAGTGTTTTTGAAACTGCGGAAACTTCTGATCAGCTAGGCGAGCGTGCAAAATCGCTTGGTGTAGAAGTTGAAGAATTAGATGCGTGGGGCAACGCAGCCAAGCGAGTCGGCGGATCGGCCGAGGCATTTGGGCAAAGCCTTGTCGATTTGAACCGCAACGTTTCTAGGTTTGAAGCCACCGGAAAAGGCCGCTTGCTGCCTTTTTTGAAAGAGCTTGGTTTAGGAACCGACGTTCTAAAGCTGAAATTTACCGAGTTGCTGCCTGCGTTGGCAAAAGCAACTGAAGGTAAAGACAAGCAGCAAACCAGCGGCGCGTTGCGCGGCCTTGGTTTAGACGAAGGCACCATACGGCTATTGCAGCGAGGCAAGGAAGGCGTTGAAGCCCTGATTGCCAGGCAGAAGCAGCTAGGGCTTACCACTGCCGAAGATGCTGAAGCAGCCGAAAAATTCAACATAGAATGGGATGACATTCAACAAATGTTCCACCATTTAATGGTGGAATTTGACACGTATTTTTTGCCCACACTTGAACGGTTGCTTGACGGTGTAGAGGCAATTACACGGTTTCTTGAAGATCACGCAAACGTTGTAAAAGGTTTTTTTATTGGGCTTGGTGTCGCTGTAATTGCTCTAGCTGACGCATTTGACGTGCTTAATATTGCCATGCTCAAAAACCCGGTTGTGTTGATTACAGCAGCAATTATTGCAGCTATCGCAGCATTTGCTTTGCTTTATGACGACATTGTTGCTTTTGCTAAAGGTGGCAATTCCGTGATAGGTCATATTGCAAAGCAATGGCCTATTGTGGGCAAAATTGCATGGGAAATTATCGACGCTTTCCGAGCATTGCGGGATTTCACAGTTGATGCTTTTACAGACATTTTGCAGTGGATCGAACAGATACCCGAAGGCTTCCGTCAATGGGGCGAAATTCTATCAGGCTTGTATGCTAAATTTGAAGAATTTTTTCCTGGCATTACAGGGTTGATTGAAGATACTAGCGGCGCTTTGGGTATTAACCTGAAAATATGGGAAGGCTGGTTTAATGCTTGGTTTGTTGCAGCTAAGTTTACAGTTGAAACTTTTTGGAATGTGACCAAAGCAATATTTGAGTTGCTGGCAAATATAATTGTAAATCCGCAACATGCTTTCGAGAAATTCGGCGCAAGCATGAAGCAGGTTTTTCAGAGTTTCGGCAGCATTGGCGAAGGCGTAATTGCCTTGTGGCAAAAGATTGGCGATATTATTACCAGCACTATAGGCCGCGTTCAGGCTGCAATTGGCGGAATTAGCGGCGCGTTGCATGTTGGCGGCAATGTGTTTGGCGAAGTCAAAACTTTTCTGCATGATCGGTTTATACATTCGACATACGGGGGTGCGCTTCTGCCTGATCTTCCTGCGGCCCATGCGGCGCTTGCTGACAGCAACGTCCCCGCGTCCGCTCTATCGCCAGGCGCGATTCTAGCGGGCGTTCACGCGGGCGCTGGCGGGGCGAATGTAACCAATAACGTCACCGTGCAGGGTAGCACCATAAACGCCACCAGCGCCGAACCTGCCGCCATCGGCGCAGCCGTTGACGCTACTGTGGGCAAGCACATATCGACGGCCCTAAACCACTACGCGGACGGGGTATCTCATTAATGTCCGATAGCTCATCCGCGTATCAGCCAAGTGCCGCGTATGACGTGGTGGCGGTTTTTGACAACAATTTTAATCAGATATTTTCAAGCGGTTCGGGCAACGGCGCGCGACCGATTAAGGCGCGCATTGTCGAAAAAGCCAAAGTGTTGAAACATCCAATAGAAACAGGCGCGTCTATTGTCGATTTTCGCATCATTGAGCCTATAGAAATAACGCTAGATATGACGTTGAATGCTGCTGATTATGTCGCTACATACAACGAAATTAAGCAAGTGTTTCTTGGCAATAGCACTATACAGGTGCAAACGAAAACTGGTTTGTATCCGAATATGCTGATTGCGGAAATGCCGCATGACGAAGACGCAAATTATTTTGATACAATTGCAATTCCGCTTAGGCTTACAGAAGCGCAATTTGTCATTGCTTCTACGTCGCCATTACCAGCAAGCATGACGACAAAAAATAATGGCAACGTGACTGGAAAACCTGCTACTACTGCACAAGAAAATAATGCCAGTGCGGTTGCCGGACCGAGTGCGCTGGACAGCATTTTCTACAGTGGAAAATAAACATGCAAACGGTTGCGCTTTCTGCTGTGCCTAATCAAACATTTAGCACAACGCTAAATGGAAACCGTTATGACTTTGCCATATATTTGTGCAACGGTAGCATGTGCTGCGACGTATCGGTAAACGAAGTGACAGCCGTAAGCGGGCAACGCATTTGCAATGGCACTTTTATGATACCGTTTTTTGCATATTCAATACCAAATGGCAATTTTTTGCTGTTGACTACAAATGACGATTTGCCGGATTATACACAATTCGGCAACACGCAAACACTCATTTATCTTGATGAAGCCGAGATACAAGCCGCAGTAAATGCCGCGCCAACGCCACAAGAAAACTTGACAGCGTATGCACTTGCATGAGCGATAGCACGTCAATTTCAGGTGATATTTCGGCCATCGACGGGCGGCTTTTGACTGCACAAATTCAGATTAATAATGATCTTGTAACATTTGACCAAACTTTCTACATTCGTGCTAAAGGAAAGAAAGCAGCAAATGCTTTGCAAAACGAATGCGAGTTAGAAATCGCCAATCTTGATACAGCTACACGCAATTACTTGCTTACAGAAACGTCGCCTTTCAATCAGAACCGAACGCCCAAAATTTTGAACCTGTATGCCGGGCGGGTATCAACAGGTCCTTTTCTCGTATATACTGGCGACATAATGACTGTGGGCATATCGCAGCCGCCAGATATTATGCTTAAGTTGCAATGCGGAACCGGCCACTTCAAAAAAGGTGCGGTAGGACGGCGCAGCGGTGGCGCTAACACGAAGCTGTCAACACTTGCTGGAGCGGTAGCAAGCAATCTCGGCGTATCTTTGCGCATGGAAGCGCCGAACGTATCTGTAAAAAACTACAGCTATAGCGGCAATGCTCTTGACGAAGTGCAAGAATTAGCGTCAGCCGGTAGCGCGCAAGCCTACGTTGACGATCAGCATTTGATTTTGAAATCTGTAAATGTGCCGCTAAGCGGTTCTGTGCTAAATTTGTCTGCACAGACTGGCATGATAGGCGTGCCAGAAATTACAGAACAAGGTTTGAAAGTCAAATTTCTTTTTGATGGCAGCGTAAAACTCGGCGGCGCTATCAATATAACGAGTGTTCTAAATCCGGCTGTAAATGGGCTTTTCGTGATATTCAAGCTGGATTTTGAGCTATCAAGCCGAGAGATTGAATTTTATTACATTGCGGAATGCTTGAAGGCTAAAACATGACCGGCCCGATACCACCGCCTGACCCTACCGCACTGCCGGGTTATGATTACGCGAACAAAGCAACTCTTGTAGGGCTGCTTGACCAATTGCGTATGACTATGCTAAAAAATACTGACGACATGCTGCCTGCCACAGTTGTAAGCTATGACCGCGTAAACAATATGGCGACAATTCAGCCAGCCGTTCACATGGTGACGACTACAGGCCAGCTTGTAGGCAGGGCTTCGGTTGCGAGCATTCCAGTGCTGGCGCTAGGCGGTGGTGGCTTTTTTATTAGCTTTCCGCTTGTCGCAGGTTCGCGCGGCTGGATTAAGGCAAACGATAGAGATATCAGTTTGTATATTCAACAATCAGCGGCAGCCGCGCCAAATTCGCAGCGAATGCACAAATTTGCTGATGGCCTTTTTATTCCTGATATAGTCAACGGATATACGCTATCTGATGATGACGCGAATAATATGGTTATTAGTAGCATCGACGGCACCACAAAAATTGCGCTAGGCGAAAACCTAGTAAATATCTATGCAGCAAGCGGAGTTGTCAACGTAAACGCAGAAACAATAAACTTGAATGGCACGCTTGTTATTAACGGGACTGCATATCTTGCCCACATGCATATAGACGCTGGTGGCGAAGGTGATAGCGGGCCGGTGGCGACATGATGCAAACGAACGGGCTGGCAAGCCAAAACACAAGCCTTGCGTTGAATGCAAACCATGATTTGTATTTAGATGCATCGGGCAATGTGGTGCTGGTAACTGGCGTGGAAGCAGTTGCGCAAGATTGTCAATGCGCGATGGCGGCACAGTTGGGCGAAATGATTTACGAGCCACAGAACGGCTTGCCTTATCTGACTGACGTTTTTTTACAGACTAATTTGGTCAAATGGGAAGCAGCCGCGCGGACTGCTATTTCCGCAGTGCCGAGTGTGGTGCAACTGAAATCTATAAGTTATTCAATAGCTAACAACGCATTGTCTTACGTTGCTACTATTCAGACTATTTACAGTCAGTTTATTACAGTCAGTGACACAGTTACAGGTAGCGTAGCATGAGCGATACCACTTACCAGTATGTCGAAAATACCGGCATAATTGTTGCCGATACGTCAACTGTGCTGACTGAAGTGCAAGGCGAATGGACAGCCGCGTTTGGCGATGGATTGAATATTGATAGCTCTACACCGCAAGGTGTTATGATTTCTGCTGAAGTTTCTGCGCGTTCAAATGTCATAAAAAATAACGCAGCGGTTGCTAATCAGATAAATCCTAATCAAGCTGAAGGTGTTTTTCTGGACGCTATTTGCGCGCTGACCGGACTTGAACGAAACCCTACTACTTACACCACAGTTGAAAACGTATTGCTTACTGGTGTGCAGAATACGCTTGTTCCTGCTGGCAGCTTGGTAGAAACCGCAGCGGGCGACCAATTCGATTTGACTGCTGACGTGACCCTTGAGACGTTCAACGGTAGCACCTGGACCGGTATCGGTGAATTTCAGGCAGTGCAGGGCGGTCCGGTGCCGTGCGGGACCGGCAGCAATGGCTTGGTTAATTTAGTGACTGACGTGCTTGGATGGGAGACGGTCAGCAACGCCAGCGCGGGCGTTGTGGGCACCTTACAACAAACGGATGGCGTGCTACGCGCCTTGCGTCGGCAAACCCTGTTCCTGCAAGGCGTCAGCCTTATAGGGGCTATATTGTCCGCCGTGGCTGACATAACAGGCGTTATTGGTTTTCAAGGGCTGGAAAATTATACCAGCGCGCCGCAAACAATCAGCGGAGTTTACATGGTAGCAAATTCAGTATGGGTGTGTGTCGATGGCGGCGCGCAAGCTGATATTGCAACTGCGCTGCTGGTAAATAAATCGCTAGGCTGTGCATGGAACGGCGCGCAATCTGTTAGCGTCATAGAACCATCAAGCGGACAAACCTACACAGTGCTATATGACGTGCCTACTTCTGTTCCTTTGCTAATCAGCGTCACAGCAAAACAAGGTTCTTTTGTCGGCAATCCTACAACTGCCATAATGCAAGCAATTATTGATTTTGGCAACAATGCTATTCAGCCCGCCGATCCTAACGCTGAACCGGTGCAAGGCTTTGGCGTCGGTCAAAGCGCATCGCCTTTTGAAATAGGCGCAGGCATTACGCAGGAATGTCCTGGTATATATTTGCGTGCAATTCTGATTTCAACGGTAGCAGCTAACAATTTGCAACCGGATGAAATACCGCTAGACATATATCAGAAAGCAACTATTACAGCCGATGATATAACTATCGTTATCGTCACATGAGCGACACAATAGAAGCACAGAATGGAATAAGGCAATTCGATTTTTCAGTCGATTTGCTCAACTCTATTCTTTGGGAATATAACAATTCCGAAACTCTTAACGCGCTCATCAGTGCTAAGCAAACTTGGTATAATAATGAGCAAGCTGGATTTTGGGAAAGCTGGATAACAGACGTTTTTGACTTGCGCACATGCAACACGTTCGGGCTAATTGTGTGGGCAATCATTCTTGGAATACCGATTACATATATTTTGCCTGCGCAAACAACGCCACCGACAAACCCTTTTGGTTTTGGGCCAGACACAATAGGCGGCACACCAAACGGCAATGGTAACTTTTTTGCGTCAAACTTTTTTGGCAGCGGTCAAACGCAAACGTTTATACTGTCTGAAGATCAGCAACGTATATTGCTGCAAATGCGATATAGGCAACTTGTCGCTCGCGGCACTGTGCCAGAAGTCAACAAAATTTTTGCTGACTTGCTTGTCCCCGATTACGGGCAACTATATGTTATCGACAATTATAATATGACGATGAGCATAGTTGCACCGAACGGCTTTCCGTCGTTTCTGTCATTTTTGTTCACGCAATTTGACATTGTGCCGCGACCGGCGGGTGTTAAGCTGTTGCTTGTAAATGCCAGCTATCAAGCATTTGGTTTTGGGCCGGACAGCGGCACAGGATCGAACGGCAATCTCAATTTCTACTATTCCAACTTCACGATAAATTCTCTCTGACAGCCCGCAAGGAAACGTTATGAACCAACATTATTTTGCCGTTCCGTTTGCAGTTGAAGGCGACTTGCAGGCAATTCCGAATGCAACCGATCCTAACGGCTACGTTAGTTACAATCAGGGTTTTACCTATGATTATCAACGCGATTTGCAGACTGATAATCTTGCAAAGCAGATACAGCGCGTTACGATCAATCAGGCTTACAATGACATTACTACCGCGTTGCAAAATATTCAGCAATATGGAACGTCAGAGTTTATTTATTCAGCCGACAATCAAGGCACTGCATTTGCGTATGATATTTATGCGTTGTGTCGATATTCGGTTAGCGGCACTTCGCCTTTCGGTTTGTTTTTATCAACAGTTTCAGCTAACACAAGCCAACCTGGCACTGCTGGCAGTTGGGTGAATGTTGGCAAGGCGCTTGCCAATAGCGGCGCAATTCAGCCTATTATTGCGCTTAATAATGTCGGTTTACCTGCTGTCAGCACGTCTTATCCTTGCGTTATTACTTTTACGCCAAGTTGCGAGGGGTTTGTTGACGTATCAGCTTACTCGGCAATTGGAAACGGGCTTACACCAGTTGAAGGTTTTTACACAAATTTGACTATTACAGGCAGCGGAGTTTCAAACGCGCAAGGAACAGGCGAAACAGCAGACCCGCAAAATGTTGCTGTAATGGCGTTTGGCAGCGCCAAAGTTGCTGCCGGAAGCCTTGTAACAGTGACCGCGACTGTCACTACGCTTGCCACTTCGTGCGGCCCGTTTCAAACAAATCTGAAAGTTGCCTTTATTCCGGCTGGCGGCAACGCCACTTAGCTGCTATGATTTCTCGCCATCATTCCGATGGTCACAATAACGTGAAAGCAATTCGCATGTCTCAAACCAATCCGCCAACCCCAACGCCAATTGCTCTTGAAGTGCCCTATGATATCATCGGCCCTGCGCCTGGTTATGCGACGCTCTACATCGAAATCCAGAACAGTGACGGCACAGCCCCCGCGCTCGAAAACGATCCATCGACGGAATTTCAGAATGCCGTGGTTATCGGTGGCGTCACGCCGAATGCCGGTGCCAACGCTGATTTTCCAACAGCGACATATCCTTATGTCGGGACTCTGACAGCGCAGGTGGCAGGATCGGCCCTGATTGACCTGGTGGCGGACGGAGTTGTGTGTCAACAATTTGAAGTCACGGTCACACAAGCGCCGCCAGAGACCGCCACCGTGCCAGCAACCGGCATTGTGGTTACGCCACCCGGCTGACGACAAAAGAAGCCCGATGCAGCAGGTGCAGTTGCTTGCATCGGGCTTCCCTGTGGCCACCCCTGGCGGACGGTTATTTATCGCGGTAAACGCGCGCGCCCGGAACCCCAAATTCTGGATCAACTTCGATAAACCTGATCACAAAATGGCGATCAGGATATTTCTTGTTAGCCTTGCTGACATTGCCGCCAAGCGCACGCGCGGGGTTGGGAATATCCTCGTTGGCTTTCACGAAAAACGAATCGTAGCCGTCGGGGTTCGGCGGTTCCAAATCGCTGAACGGGTATTTTTCCGTTTTCGGTCCGCGTGCCACGCGCGTCTCTTTTGAGGCTGCCGGGACAGCTACAAAGCGCGCTGCTGACCTGGTGACATACAACGGCGCTTTAGCCGTTCGCGAGCCGCGTGGCCTTCCACGGCCGCGCGCCGCCGGCGGCGATTGTTCCGTAAACGCAGCTTCTGCCTCGGCTTCTGCCTCGGCTTCTGCCTCGGCTTCTGCCTCGGCTTCTGCTTTTTCCGGAAAATATTCTAGCCCTTTCACCGAAAGCCAATAAGCAACTTGTTTGCTGTCATCCGGATTAACAATCTTAGCATCCGAGACAATCAACCCTTCGCGAGTCAAAATTCCGATAATCGGGTTTTTCGGGTTCGCGAATTTATAACCGTCATCCGATTTCATCCCGTCCCTAATGGCAGACAGCACCACCATCAGGTTATTCGCAAGCGGCGCAATAGTCATAAACGCATCCTTTTCTCATGGCAAAATTGCCAGCGCAGGCAGTATGCAGCTATTCAAACGATATTGTCAACTGACTATTGCGTCTTTTTTGAAACCCGATATCTTCCAACATACCGACTGCAATATCACAATAGCGTGAATAATCAACGTCGTCTGGAAATTTAGACGGCAACGTCATGCAAGGCTTCGCGCCGTCAGTATTGGCAACCTTGTTTCCAGATTTGCAAGCAACTATACAGCCTAAAATATTTTTAGCATAGTAATACCGCACAGTTTTGCCCAAATACTTGCCGTCTTTCTGTCCGCCACCAGTAACTTTTCTAACAGTGACAAAACGCCGCAAGTCTTGGCAACTCGTTATTGTGTCAACTATCGGCACGCCTTTGCCTATGTGGGCAATAACCGCGTCGGCGCATATCAATGCTTCTGGGTTTTTAGAAAGCGGGCTATTCAGCGCCGATCCAACTTCCGAATAAATGCCTTTTACCTTCTTTTTGCCTTCAACTGTAAACCCTATATAATTGTTTACGTCGCGAGCATACAGGCATCGGTATTCAGTTTCTTCTGTTTCAAGCCCTGTTAATTGTTCCCATTCTTTCCATACTTCAACAAAAGCTGTGTAATGCTTATCAACAACTAATGTAACAATGCCGTCAGTATTTGCTGATGCGACTATAAACTTGCGCAAAGTCAACGCTTCTATCGCCATTAGCAAACTAAGCTGACCTGTCAACGTAGTATTGACCATGTTCTTAGGCGAATACAACGGGCTAAATGGATCAGATTTTTTGCCAAACGTGCCGTTGCTGGCAATTTTCAAGCTATCGGCTGTAACTTTATCGCCTGAACGTTTGGCTTTATAGCGTTTGTCAACAATAGCTTGCAACGCTTCTAGCTCGCCTGGTATGTCTGAAAAACCATTCTTCAAAATCAAGTTAGGATAATAGCCTGTTACGTCGCGGTCTATTATGCGAAAAAAATTTGTAGCAACTAAAGCCTGCGATTTTTCCTGACTGTGCAATCCGCCCATGCCGATTGCATATCGCTTACCGCCAATTTCAAAGCATCTGCCTTCAATCGACTTAGGGCAAATAACGTGACCGGATGGACCGATTTCTATTTCAGCATCTTGGATTTCTTTTAGTATAGCGTTGTATTCTGGATTTTGAAACTTTACATACGCTGGCGCGGTATAGCTAAACACATTGCCCACATGCTTTGTGAAGTCAACACGTGGCGGCGCTTTGCCTTTAATTCGTGCAATTTCAGTGCATATAATTTCTTGCGCGAGCTGTGCGTCCGAACGACTGCGCAAATCTTTACCAAATTCTTGCGACAACGCGGCGCGCAACTCAAGATGAGGCGACAACTCGCGCAATAACAACTCTGTGTTGTCAAGATCATTGAAGCAGTAGGTTCGCGTAATCGCTATTTCTTCAGGCGTCAACACCTTGTCAGGATGAAAAGGTAAATCCTGCATGTGTGGGCAATGCAGCCTAGCCGCATAAGTTTTCAAGCTACCGGTCAATGGCGCTACATCGAAAAGGTCTATGCAATTGTTTTTATACATAAACGTATCAAATGACTTCACCACGTCATACGGACGCTGGCGGTTTTCGATGATCTCAACGGTTGCTTGTTTTAAGTTTGCAACAGTAGCTTTGCCGCTAATAGCTATGCTTATTATCGGCAAATCGTAATTAAGCCAGTTGAAACCGACAACGCAAAAATTGTCTAGCATCCATTGTAGCCAATCCGTTTGTATTGGCTGATCAGCAACACTTTCAAAATACACATACTTGCCGCTATCAATATTCTTGAAAGCAGCAAGAAAATAATTATCAAAACTTTCTACATCACCGACGAATACGCCACGCTTAAGTGCAACTAATTCGTCAGTTGTGTAGAATTGTAGGTCGCTCATTAGGTGGTGGTTTTCGATTTGCTTTCAGGAAAAAATAGCTTTTCGCACTCGGCGGCTTTGTTAATAATCTTCAATATTTCTGACGTATCAATACCTTCTGGCACTATATATTCTTTCACGTAAACAAAAAGAATTGTCAATGCATTTTTTTGTGCATCGGTCCAATTCAACTCGCCTGGCGCATATTCCTTAAATTCTGGCTGCTTGTCTGTATCGCAGACTTCCAAGCGGGCAGCTACGCGCCGCAATCCGCTTGCCAGCCCGCCGAAAGGCGAAGGCTGATC